CAGGGGTCCCGTTTGATGAAGCTGCCTCTTCTGCGTGAGAAGGGAGGTTGAAATGGAATACGAAATCGGCGTCGCCGGCAACGGCGGAAATCCAATCCGGTATCTCCGCGCGAAGTCCTCAGGCGAAACAAAAGTGCCCAGGCACCTGTCCTTTTCCAAGGCCCAGCCGGACAGGAACAAGACCTTTGACTGCATTCTTGGGCCTCTGCTGAAAGAGGAACAGGCGGGCGGATCTTTTTATCAGTGGTACGCGCTGGAGAGTGTGCTGATCGACACGGACCACACGCCCGCCCTGGTGCGCTCCATGGAGCGGGAAACTGCGAAGGTGGACTATTTGAGTATGATGTCCGGCATTGACTTGCCAGAAAGTGAGGAGAACGCCTATGAGCGAACGCAGTGCGAAGTTTGAAAAGGTCAGAGACTATTATGAGAGAGGGCTGTGGACCGCCGTCATGGTGCAACATGCCGTTGACCGCTGGATTACCGCAGAGGAAGCGAAAGAAATTTTGCAGGGAAGGTGATGCACGATGCCGGAAAATTGTAAGGCAAACGACTGCCCGGTCAACGCGAGGGTGGAGAGCCTGGAGAAGGAGTTCGACCGCTATCGTGGCAACTCCTCCGAGACCCATCGCCTGATGTTCGACCGAATCGGGGCGTTGGAGCGGAGCGGGGCCGCGCTGGGGGAGAAACTGGACAGCATCGACGAGAAACTGGACGGCCTGGCGGAGACCGCCAAGGCCCTGACGGAGAAGCCCGCGAAACGGTGGGACGGGTTGGTGGACAAGCTGATCTATGCCGCCGCGCTGGCGGTCGTGGCTTGGATCGCCGCCGGTATGCCTGGGTTGGGCTGAGAAAGGAGATACCTATGATGAGTGAAAAGACGAAGAAGTGGCTGAGAGCGGCGGCTGTCCGGGCCGTCAAGACCATGGCGCAGACGGCGGTGGCCACCATCGGGGCGTCGGCGGTGCTCACCGCCGTGGACTGGCCCATGGTGGCGTCGGCGTCGGTGCTGGCCGGGGTGCTGTCCCTGCTCACCTCCCTGGCGGGTCTGCCGGAGGTGGAGGCATGAACCTGCTGGAATGTCTGCTCACAGAAAACCGGTGCTACAAGACCGGGGCGAAGATCAGGCCCAAAGGCGTGATGGTGCACTCCACCGGGGCCAACAACCCGATGCTCCGGCGGTATGTCCAGCCGGTGGCCACCACGCCGGAGAAGGATGAGCTGCTGTGGCAGCTCGGGGTGAACCGCAACGGTAACCACTGGAACCGACCTGGCCTGGACGTGTGCGTCCACGCGTTCATCGGGAAGCTGGATGACGGCAGCGTAGCGGCGGTGCAGACGCTGCCGTGGGACCATCGGGGCTGGCACGCGGGCACCGGCACCAGCGGCAGGAGCGCCAACGACACCCACATCTCTTTCGAGATCTGCGAGGACGATCTGACCGACCCGGCCTATTTTGGTCAGGCGTACCGGACCGCCGTGGAGCTGACAGCTATGCTGTGCGCTCAGTATGGGCTGGACCCCATGGCGGACGGCGTGGTGATCTGCCACCAGGACGGCTACCGCCGGGGGGTGGCCTCCAACCACGGGGACGTGTACAACTGGTTCCCCAAGCATGGAAAAACGATGGACGACTTCCGGGCCGAGGTGGTCCGGGCGATGAAAGGAGACAGAGCGGACATGGTGTACTTCAAGACGCTGGACGATGTGCCCAGCTATTACAAGGCAGCGGTGTCCAAAGCGGTGGACAGGGGAGCGCTCAACGGCACCGGAGGCGGAGAGCTGAACGTCTCCGAGGACCTGTGCAGGACCCTCACCGTGCTGGACCGGCTGGGGAAGCTGGATTGACGCACGGGCCACGATGTGGTAATATTTGAAAGAAAGGAGCGCAGGATATGGATAACAAGAAAGAGAATCTTCCCATCAAGTTGGAATACAGCGACGTGCAGACCGTCCCGCTGGCGCTGCATGAGATGCACATGGCAAGGCTGAACCGGCTGCTTCGGTGGCTGTGCGTGGCCTGGGCGCTGTCTACGGCTTTCGTTGTCTTGGCCTTCGTATGGCTCTGGAACCAGTACGACTACGGAAGCAGCACGGAGCTGTCAGGGGTCTATAACCTGGTCGATTACCAGGGCAACGTGATCAGCTCCGACCTTTCCCCAGATGATGTCATCCGTATCCTGGAAGAGCTGAACGATGGCAAGGATCAGGCGGTCCAAGACCAGAACTAAGAAAAATGGCAAAAGCAAGGGTACGCGCGTGCATAAGTGACACCGGCCTCACCCGTTCAGAATGGGAGGCGGCGATCCAGGAGGCGGCCCTTGGGATAGAGGACACCCGCATCGCGGAGCTGTATCTTTTGGATGCGGTCCCGCAGGTCGATATCGGCGAAGAGCTTGGCTTGAGCCGCAGCGCCATATCCAAGCGGCTGTTGAAGATCGTCGATAGGATAGAGCGCACGGCCAAAAGGCTGAATATGATCTGACTGGCGGAACGCCCCCTCCGATCCTTTGGAGGGGGCGTTCTATTGCGTATCTACTTGCTGGAGGGTTCCTCCTGTTCAGACGGACGATGCTGGGCATATTCGATTTTCATGGTAAACCTCCAGGAGCATAAATCTGGGTGCGCCTATATTGCTATAAACTGTGATATTTGTCAACTAAAAAGGTAGAAATAAAAAAATATGCGCCAACGAGCAGCAAGCGGGCCTAAGACTGCCCCGCCTTGCTCTGCACTAGACCAGGGGAGGAGTTTTCAGTGAATCGAGTAATGTCCAGAAATTCTCCAGACTTGCTATGGATCCTTATTAGGTCACCCGTGCCCCTTTGCTTCGGTTGCACCGCCAGCAGAGCGTTTGCAAGTTATCTTCGGTTGTAAGACCGCCTCTTGATACTGGGATGATATGATCGATTTCTAGCAATAGATTTGGCTCCTGAGCTACTGATGCTCCGCACTGTTTACAAGCAAATCCATCGCGCGCTTTGATTTTTTGACGCAATTTACTAGTCATGAGTGCGCGTTGTCCAGCAACACTTTTCCTAAACTTGATTTTTTCAGATAAATAAGAGACGAATTTATTTAGATTTGTAATGTCCATTACGATATCACATTGTATGGAAGTGTTTCCGCCAGGACTGATGTATTGGAACACATACTTTGGGAAATGTTCAGTGCTGAAATCTATGATATCAAATCCAAGTTCTCGTTCGATTTTCTTTTTGCAAAATGTTCGAATCAATGCCGGAATATCCTTTTCTATGCTCAAAAGGATGCTCTCCCGTTCTTTTTGCAATGCTACTTTTCCATCTTCTGCCGCCTCGAGATTGTTTAGAAGTGATTCAAACTTTTCCAATGTCTCTTCATCTGCGCTGATATGGAAGTATTTGCAAACGTATTTGAATGGCTCTTTTCTTGCGCTGTCACATACTGTTCGAGAACAATTGTGGATATTGGGAGCATATTTTTGTTTTTTCAATTCGGGCCTTTTGACATTCCATCTGCTTTTATCATGGTAATAAGACACACCAGAATCTAGTTTGTTCGCTTCAAGTGGTGTATCTTTCAGCTCTTCGATATGCCTATTCAATTCGTTGCAATCATCGATATAAGACTGTATCCTACTTTTTATAGAAAGAAACCGTTTACTTTTGAAATAAATCGAAATGTATATCTTCCAAACGAGAAAAAGGGCGGCAATCAAAATCAGCACAGGCCAGATAGTGGATAGCATACTGACAATAAGTAAAATCAAAAAAAATATAAGCAGCCATTGCATGTTCTCTCTCTCCTTCTATTTCAAAATGGAAGCACCCAAAAGTCTCTTGATTCATAAAATATCATATTGTTTACAAGTTGTCCACAATGTACGTAAATTATTTTTTGATGTCCACTTGACATTTGTACGGAAATATATTATATTATTACCGTACAAAAATAAAAGGAGGTGGCAAGGTGTCGCCCAGAACGGGCCGTCCTACAGATGAACCCAAAAAGACCCGCTTAGAGCTTCGACTGTCAGATCACGATGCCGAAAAGCTTGATTTTTGCTGCAAGGCGTTAGGATTTTCAAAAGCCGAGGTTATTAGACGTGGCATTGACAGGGTTTATCAGGAGGCAATAAAAAAATAGAGTGCTGGCCCACCGTGGAAAGTACGCCAACACTCTAAGTCCCAGGAGGTCACCCAACTGGATACCTCAGTATACCACAAGGGGAACCTCCGCGCAAGAAGAAAAGGAGGTTTTCTTAAAAATGACAGAAATCGAGAAAATGAAGCGGTACATTGCAAGGACGAAGCTAGACATAGTACGGATTGGGCTTTAACAGAATAGCGATTAAGTCAATAATCCATCCAATAAAAAATAACCCAGCCGTAAATAAGTAAAGGATACCCATCCCGATTTTTCCTTCATAAAACTTATGGGCACCCAAAAAGCCTAAAAAGAAGCACAGAGCGAATGCAACCCATTTGTTTTTTGCCCGGCCAATCGGCACTGACCAAGCAGATGCGGTATTTCTGTTTATATTGGTGTTCGTATTTGTATTATTTACAATTACTTGTGGTTGCTGCTTTATTTCAGACACCTGTTTTCCACACTTCGGGCAGATGACACACTCTTTGTCGATTGCCTCGCCGCAATGTGCGCAAAATTTCAGCCCTTCTCTCAATGCTCCACATTCTGGGCATTTGTTTTCTCCGGCGGGAATCTCTGTACCGCATTTTTGACAGAACATAAGGTGCCCTCCTATCTCTATTTTTTAAATGTTAACATACTGTTAATAAAATGTCTATAGTTTTCAAAAAATTTCTTGTAAAACCTATTGACATATTGCTAGCAATAATGTATGCTTGCTAGCAAGGAGGTGCGAAAATGGCCCCAAGCAATAGCCCCGAGTACTATCGAAAAAGACGGGAAACCATTGGGCAGTTTAGTGTTCCCATTGCTAGAGATAAATTAAAAGCACTTACAGAGAAACTAAACAGTCAGAAAAAGACAAAAACCCAGTGGCTTAACGAGAAGATAGACGAAGAGCTTGGGAAATAGAAAGGACACCCGCCGCCCTGAGAAGCAATAGCGAGTGCCCAAATCACCAAATCAAGGAGATTTGATAAATCTACTCTATCAGATTCTCCTTGAAATTTCAAGAAGGAGAATTAAATATGACTGAGATTGAAAAGATGCGCCGTTATATCGAGCGGACGAAGCTGGACAAAAACAAGATGTGTCTGGTTTATCCGGAAGCCGCCGCGCTGTTCCGCCAGGGGAAGGACACAGAAGACGGCCTGTTTGATGCCATCGGCTTGGCCTTCAAATATGGCCAGGCCAAAGGCTACCGGGCGGAAAAGGCAGAGGGGAGGGCGCGGGTATGAGCAAGTTAATGGCTGTTGGCAATCTGGAAAACATCATGAACCGGATAAACGGGTGCCGCTCCCTGGTAAATATACTTTGCGAGGCTGCGGAAGTGTCCACCATTCCGGTGGATGCGCTGAGCGGCATCGGCGACCTGCTGGGGACTATCTGCCGGGACTTCCAAGCGGATATCGACTGCGCGGAGGAGGTGCGGGCATGACCGTGAGAGAGTTTTTTGAGGTAGCCGAAATCCCCACATCGTTCTGCCTTTACATCGGAAACGGTCAGGAGGTCAACATTTGGCAGGAGGACACAGCGCTTGCGGGGGCGTTTGGTGATATTGTGATTGAGAAGATCATGCTCCCCGGTCAGCCCTGCGGCGTGAACGCCAAGACCATCCCTGTAAGGGAGGTGCGGGCATGAACGGGCTGCGAGTATTCAGCTACGAGAGCCGCGAGGTGCGCACGGTTATGAAGGGCGGGGAGCCGTGGTTCTGCCTGGCCGATGTGTGTAAGGTGCTGAACCTGGGGAGCCCTCACAAGGTTGCGGATAGGTTAGACCCGGACGAAAAGGGGCGGATTCAGGTTCCGACCCCTGGTGGAAAGCAGGAAGCCTGGTTCATCAACGAAAGCGGCCTGTACGCGGTGATTCTCCGATCCGACAAGCCGGAGGCCAAGCCCTTCCGGAAGTGGGTGACAGGGACGGTGCTGCCGGCCATCCGCAGGACGGGCACGTACAGCATCAATGCCGTAGGCGATGCAAACAAAAGGGCTTCAGAGGAGGCGAAGCTGAACAACAGCCGGGCGCGGCTGGCGGCCACATGGATGAGGGTAGGGTCCATGGTGAGAATTCCG